TCATCGTTGATGAGACGGAACTCCTTGCCAAAGATCTTGAATCTTGTGCCGGAGTAAGTACGTACTAACACGAAGTCGCCCTCTTTACACCATGCTCCGTTGGGAAACTTAGCGGTGTCTTTGTACGCATCGGGGCCTACGCGCAATACAAACAGCACCGTGGTAGCGTGTTCTTCTTGACGTAGTGTGGCGGTATCTCTCACGAGATCCAATGATGTACCTGCAATCTTTTGATCGACTTCAGGTACTGCACACAGAATTCTCCACCCTTGTGGGGTAGGTAACTGCGTGGCTCTTTCCTCAGCGGTTGCCTCGGGTTCAGGTGCATCCATTGGTTGGATGGGATCAGGCAGTGCAAAAGCACCGGGGGAGAGATCAATACTATTCATTGGCTCTTTCAACTTTCTCAAGCAGGTCAAGGAGATAACGCTCTGCAAGGGCTAGACCCGAGATAACCCCACAGAGTTTTTGATACTCGTCAAAAGTGCGACACGCTCCCCCCGCCAGATCATCGGCGTAGTTGTTCATGTCAGTGCGTATTTTTTCGCGCAATACGCGTGCGAAGTCTTGGATCATGATGTTGGTTTGTTAAGTTGATTAACTGATTGCAAAGCGGTCATGGCTTGCGCCCGTTTGTCTTTGTCCATTTGCGCTCCGAGTTTTAATCCGGCGTGCTCTTGCTCAAAAGTCTGGCGCTGTTGGTCTGCTTTAATCTTTGTCGATAATTTAAGCCCCTCCAGTTGCAGCTTGCCTGAGACCTCTTGCTCCCGAAGTTTTTGCGCGTCGGAGGCGATCGCCGCATCAACCAAGACCTTTTGCTTCTTGGTATCTGCTTCCTGCTTTTTGATCTGCAACTCTTGTAGCTGCATCTGCACTACGGGGTCTTGCATCTGCTGCTGGGCTTGTGCCTGTGCAGCCTGCGCTTGGTTCTGCTGCATGACCTGCTGCGCTGCTTGGGCCAGCATGCCGGAGAGGGCCACCTCGATTTGGGGTGGGAGCTTCTCATCTTCGGGAGGCATGGGCATACCCAACTGTTGCTCGATTTGCTGGCGCATCTTGAACCCGGCGTGCTCAGCAATGTGCGCGGTAATTGCCCCCATGATCTTGGGAGCCTGCGGGCTTTGGCCAATAAGCTGCTGGATGATCGGGTCTTGGAGCAGCATCATGTGGACTTGGATGTGCGCGTCATGGTTCTGGTACATGAACGCCTTGATCGGCTTGCCGTTGAGGGCCGCTTGGTTCTCCGACACGGGGTCAGTTGGCTTCATATCGTCTTCAATAGGCACGAGTTTGTCCGCGTTCTTGATCCCCAAGACCTCCAGCATGCCCCTGTGTAGCTGGGGCAAGTCGTAAATATCCGGGGCCATCTGGGCCATCTGGATCACCGCTTGGTACTGGATAACCCGCTGGCTCATGGTCGCCGCGTTGGGGTCAGAGACAGGAATCAGGTCAACTAAGTCGTAGTCACCGCGCTTGGCTTTCCTGCTTCCGTACTCGGGCTGGTAGGTGTAATCAGCGTCTGTGTAGTCACGGATCAGGTTTTTCAGCAGCTTTAGCTCTTGCTTGAGTGCGTAGTGCACCCGCGCTTGGACTGCCGTCATCACTTTAAGCTGGCGCTCCAGCAGGGCCAACGTTGTCCCTACTGGGGCATTGGCCGACATATCGGACACGTTCATGTCCGCCGTGGACGCAAACCGACGGCCTTCCTCCACAATGTTGCCCAGCAACTGGTACAGGACGTTGGATGGCTCTTTATATGGGAGGGGGAGAATATTGTCGCGGATAGTGCCCGAACCCACGTCCATACCACGCCACTCGCCCGGAGCGATCGGTGTGTCATCCCCTTTGATCCGCAGACCACGGGACTTCAGACCACCGGGCAAGTTAGCCAACGTACCGGCATCGACCAACTGGCGCATGATGCTGGTAGCCGACTTGGCAAACCCGCCGATAAGGTGGAACAGGCCAAAGCCATACGCGCCAAAGCCGGGGATGTACTGGTAGTGAACAAAATGCTGGCGTTTTAAGCGCAAAACATCGTCTTCCTTCCAGTTACGGCGGATTGACAGCACATCGTTTGTGCCTTTTATTAGGGTTACTACGTAGGGCAGCATGATTTCGGTGGGCTCACCGTCCTCATCCTCGTCCTCAAACCCCTCCAAGTCCAAGTCCACATGGCACTCATATAAGGTATAGCGCTCATCACCCAAGTCGTTGAACCCAGTCTCTTTGTCCTTGGCTTTTTGGATGTCAGTGCGATCCTTGGGCGCATCGGGTAGCTCGATGTCCAAGTAAAAACCCGCTTGCTGGAGCTTTAGTATCTCGTTTTTGGTCTTGCGCATGACATGGGTCACACGGAAGCAGGTATCCAAATCAGTGGCCCCATAGGGCAGCAAAATGTCTTCGGCAGGCACAAACATCGACACTTGGCGTCCCAAACTTGGGTCGTAGTACACCTTTTTGAACGCCGAACCGGTGGCCGGGAGGCTCCACAGCATGCGCTCGTGCTCTGCCCGGAACTCCACCATGTTCTCGGTCAACTCAAAGTTCATGTCCTCCTCAACCCGCGCTGCGGCCTCGCGCACCTGCGGATCATCCAGTCCAATGATCTTGGTTTTTACCGGCCCACGGGCAGGAAACGTTTCAGTAATCGTTTCAGCCTGAAAGCGCACCACCGCCTCGGTAATCATGGGGTGGAACACGCCACACGCCCCTTGCCACGGCTCCGTGCGATCCTCCATTTGTAGGCCCAGCAGCTTTAAACCCTCGACGTAAGACTTCTCCCACTCCTTGCGGGACTGTTTGTCGTTGTCAATGTCCCCCGCCAATTCGCCTGCCAAGGTTTGTAGCGCCCCGGAAGTTATGTACTCGGCCAAGTTGTCGTCAAAGCCTTCCTCACCCTCGTCATCCCCGGGCTGAATGCTTATTTCCATGCCGTCTGCACGAATATTTACTTCTTCCGGGTCAATAATTTCAATTTCCAAGGCCGACTCGTCTTGTGCAAGCGCGTCGATCCCCATTGGTTGTTGGTACAGGGCTTTGTCTACATTGGTTGCCATATCAAATCCTTAAAAACTCAGTAATACGCCGCACGGCGCTTGAAATAAATCGGCTCATCTTTCTCGTCCGTGTCCAACGAGATAAACCCACCCTGCCGGTAACGCAGCAGGGCTTGGCTGGTGGTATCTACAAAGTCGTCATTATCTCCGTTGGGGAACGAGGCTACTTCCTCAATTACTTCCCGTGCCCAGCGAGTATCTGGAGCCCAGACTTTACCTGAAGCAAACAAATCCGCAATAGCGTTGACCCGCACGATCTTGTCGTTGCCCCGGCTGGGGTTTGTTTCCTGTACGGGGATGCCCATTGCCCGAAGTTCTTGGATCAGCGGTGCACCAGCCGACTTCTTCTCCACAATGAACGCGTCGGGCTCCCACTCTTTCCAATGTTTGAGCGCTGCGGCCTTGAGGTCGGGGAATGTCATGCGCTCTTTAAACGCGTCGAGCAAAATTATCTGGGCCTCGTCCTTTTCTTCCTCGTTGTAGAACACGCCCCACGTTGTACAGGCCGAGTAGTCGGAGTTGTTCTTTACTTCATGGGCCGTATCCCATGACTGGATTATGTACTCACACTTGGGCGGGTCGTCCAAGGGCCAAATGCGCCAGAGTTTTCGGGAGATGATGGCGGCGGCGTTGGATGTGGGCTGTTGCATGTACTGGGCGTTCCAGTACTGGGGGTCAATGGATGCCTTGGTTGTCTTTAGCTGCGCCAAGGGCCACTGCTCTGGCCAAAGGGACTTCTCGTCCTCGGTTCCTTCGTTCAATATAGCAGGCAGTTCCACGATCTCCCACGGCTCCGCGTCGGGATTCTTGGTTTGGTAGTCGATCAACCGGCCTGTCAAGTCCAGTTTACCCCAACGCGTCATCACAATGATGATTGCCCCTCCGGGCATCAGGCGCTGCAAAGGGCCAGTTTGGAACCACGACCACGCCGTGTCAAATGCTAGACGGCTGTTGGCCTTTACGTCCTGCTCCGAGTGAGGATCGTCTACGACGAACAAGTCCGCACCACGACCGGCAAGAGCACCCCCTACGCCTGCGGCGTAGTACTGGCCTCCTGCGGAGGTACTCCACTTACCTGCGGCCTTTTGGTCGTCTGCAACCAAAGTGTTTGAAAAAACCTCACCGTAGTCCTCGCTGTCGATCAGATTTCGTACCCGCCTACCAAAGTCTTCGGACAACCCGGCGGTGTGAGTCGCCATAATGATCTTCTTCTCGGGGTACTTACCAAGAAAATATGCGGGGAACAGGTAGCTGCTGAATTCTGACTTGCCCATACGC